AGCGCGACCCCCTATACTCACAGTTTACATTGCAAGCTTTGTACGCGACACTCATATTGAATAGCACTACTCCATATAGTATCTTCATATCAATCTCTGAGTTTTGTATTGTGGCACGTTTGGTTTATTGACCATCCCGTTTCGCACGTAGCGCACGTGATAATTTGTATTTGTCTTAGTATAAGCCCAAACTTATAGTAGCGAATTAAGACCTAAGCTACTATGAATAGCAAGCCTATTCTACATAGAGTTGCCGGCTACGCCGCCTTCTCTTCTAAGATCGACACTAAACGTGCGGTCTACCGTGGCACTCCCACTGTGATAACTAATAGCCAAAAAGGAAGTTATTATCGCAATCTTGGGAATGTCAGCCTTGGTTGGCTTTATAAAGTCAACTGGGATGATCTTGTTTATCATGGCCATCACACCTTGACCATTGGACAAGAGCTCCTTCATCCCCATACTGTCTACATGAGCGATTACAATCCGATTTGGAAAACTTATGCCGATGTTGATTTGTCTCCTGAGCAACTAGTAGCCAATTTAGTTTACCTTTATACGTCGTTGCCTACAGAAGAGGATGCTAACACTGTACCCGTACACTTGTTCACACAAGAAACCGGGCTTGTTAGACTTCACTTTTTGGCCGACTATGATAATGGTATCTCACGAAGCACTATTGCTATGACAATGAAAATACTTCATCACTTGGCTCGTTTCTTTCCTTTAATGGTATTGAATTTACACGACCATGCGATGATGCGCGCTAAGCATCCAATCGGATACACTTGTTCATGCGGATTTAGGAATAGAAAAGCCCCACAAGCTCTCTTCAAAGAACTCGTCGGTGACCTTTATTGGCTTGCCGCAGATCACGGGCTTTTCGATTTTCCAGAAAACTTACCCAAGATAACTGCTATCTTGGAGGGGCGCGTGCGACTAGCACTCGCCCAACCCAAATCTGAGCTTAAAACTCCACCACCTCAAGCTCAGATGTTTGACTTCAACCTCATGGACATTTCTCCGGATGTGTCTAGGACTATTACGACGCTTGGAAATCAATTAACTCACCTGGCAAAATCCACAGTCGAGGGAATGACTATCCAGAGACGCTTTACGGCGCTAGTTTTTAAACTAATGATCGCATGGCGTTCAGGGTGGGACATACCGACATGTGGAATGCTAATGGCTGATTTTGTTTCCGAGCATTTTCATAACGCAACCTCCGGATTTCTGACTGTTTTGTCTAAGATGGGAGACCATATGGGACAATTTATGCAAAATTTGATGACCCCTCAAGCACAAGCATTGGACCCAACAGTAACCACTTCAGTAGCGGCCTTAATTTTCATTTTGATATCTGCAGTTGTTGGATATAAGGCTGAATTGCCTTCTATTTATACTGCCGTTAAAAATATGACAGTGGCAGGCGCCGCTCTGAAATCCATTTCACTCGGAGTACCTATTATTGGCTCTATCATTGAACAAGCTTACCATTGGGTCTATAAGAAAATGTTTGGAGTTCCTGCCGACCTTCAAGAAGCCGAACGCATTGTGGAGGGCGTGGAACAGTATTATCTGCGCGTCTCCACTTGCCTTAATTTGGCACAAGATCACGACTATTTCGAACACATGCATAATCGAGTACGCGTGATGACTCTGATGACTGAAGGATTGAGTTTATCTAAAGCTCTTTCCGATTCACAAGCTTCGCCCGCAAGCATAGCAGCTTTTCGAACTCACTTTCAACAAGTCGAAAGGCTCTACGCTAGACTAATGGGGTCGAAGTATTCAATGACCGTAAGACCTGAGCCTTTGGTTGTTTATCTCCATGGTGGCACAGGTATAGGTAAATCCGTTCTGGCCTTGAGGTTGGCACGCGACTTAATCTTACATCTGCAACCGGACATTGGTGATAGAGTTATTCAGAACATCTATGCTCGTAGTGTGTGGCAAGAATTTTGGGATGGTTACAATCACCAACTTGTCGTCATTTATGACGACATAGGAACCATACGAGATCAAGCTGGAAATCCCAACCTAGAGTTTCTTGAGATCATGAAAACAGCTAACATCGCTTCTTACCCTTTGCACATGGCAGAATTGTCTAGGAAAGCTGCAACTGCTTTTACGAGCCCTGTAGTTATCTGCACCGCAAATCAGCCACATTATGCTATGCCTTCATTGACAAACCCACAAGCCTTCAATCGAAGACTTGACATAAAGTGCAAGGTAGATATTAAGAATCAGTTTGCCAAGCAAATTCAAATCGCTTCCAATGCTCACAAAGTGTTGGATGTGGATAAAGTTCGCTCGATAACTGGTCACGACATTTCTACGGCACCTTACGTTTTTGAACAAGCAAACAGCTCCATGAATTACGATCAATTTTTGGTGCATGCCAAACAAAAGTTGGATGCTAAAATGGAACATAGTAACAATTTGCGCAACTGGGTGAGTGGTGCTGCTGCTCAAATGGACGAAGACACACCGAATTCGACTGATGAAGAAGAAGATGTTTATTCTGATACGGAAACTGAGCTATCGTCACCTGATTTGTCTGAATCTGATCAAGTTATGATACAAGACCAACTTTTAGACACGATGATATCGATAGCACAGCGTTTGACGGAACAAAACGATCGAAACACACCATTGGACGCGCGGCTCTACGAAGAACACAATAGAGCGGTGTCAGCACGGACACAGCGCATAGAAAGACGCGGGTTGGCGAATGCTGCTTCAGTGGCTAGCCCCGTTAGTCGTATAGATTTTAATCGATGGGTGAGACACATGACTACTACCAATGGACATGCACATATAGCAGATAACAACGCTGCTTTATATCCTCAAGATTTTGCTGTCGCAAATGCTATGCTTAATGTTTTACCAACTATTCTAGCACGGCGTCATGCAATGCAGGACTGTATAATACATGCCATAGGAAATGATGACAATATCTCACCTCATCAATTGGAAGCGTTTGCGCGTCTGTACCACCTGTCTACTGTCTTGCGACATGGATTTTCAGTGGATTTATCTGATTACGACGAAGAGGAAGAACCTGATAGAACACCACCGGAATTCTTAGCCGAGGCAATAGATTGGACATGGGAGCCCTTGTGTTCAGGTGGGATGAGGCGAGTAGCTTTGAACTTTGCCATAGACACGGCACATATACAAGATATGTTATCTATCATCGTATATTTAACGACTACGTATAGTCTTGCTTGTGGTATGTTAGCTGCGGCTCGGAACACCCAACATCTTGGGCCACCGGTACAATTGATTTCAGATGAAGGCACAACTACCTATAATAGTGATTTCAGGAGAGCAATGGTGTTGCGATGGGAATCACTCAATGAAGCACCTTCAGGGCCTTGGTATCGAAGAATGCTCCATAACGTGCGCAACTTTTCCTTACGAGGATTGGTTTCTTATTCTGCATGGAGAAATAGAGCACAAGATGCTACTCAATGGTTGACGTCTTCTCGTTTTTTCACCATCCCGGCTTCCATCACAGAACATGCGATACACCGTTTTTGTCGAGCTTTGAATATTATCACAACTGCCCGACATAGCACCTACTGGTCAATTTTGACGGGTTTTATCTCCGCTATATCACTTTTCTTTGGCTTAAAGGCTTGTTCTAACTTTTTGTTTAGACATGCAACATGCCATTTGAAGCGTGTTCAAGAGGGGGAAAAATTCGACAAACTACTTTTCTGTAGGTCTGGTTGTGTAGCTTGCGCTACTTTTAAGACTCGAGAACATTGTGGTGTCAAGTGTAGAGAATGTATACGAGCCGGTAATGGGATGTCAAAATCCAATTTCGATGAAATTCATGTAAGGACAATCATTGGTGAATGTCTCTTCCCGCAAAAGAGCACAGCGGAAGGAATATTCTTCACAGAACGCTGCAACCTTCTTACGATGGTCGCTAAAGACTTGTTACCTACTGGCGGTTTAGTCTTATGCGAAGATGGCAAATGTCAATATTGCGATGTAGCTCGCGACATGATGGAAGATTGCTCGAAGAAAGATTGTAGTCCTTGCGAATTGACTTTGAAAGGATGTTTGACTACTAGTGCAGGTCATATATCTCGTATAATGAAGGCAGCAGTAGAAGCCATAAATTCAGTGGAGAAACAGAAAACCATGATAGCCAAGGCACATATTTGTTGTGTTCATTGTGATACCATCGATGGCCAGAAAATTCATGAAATATGTATAGATTGCCACCCAATCGGACAGACAGGCATTCAAGGCACACTCAAGAAGACAGTTTTGACTACTTTACGCGCTACTAACTTGGCCCTGACCGAAAGTGAAGAAGTGCGAACCCGACGCTCTAGAAGACCTCGAGCGGAAGAAAATGTCATCGCTGAAGCATTGACTGATACCAACGCAGATCAAGTCATACATAGTAAAGTCGCTGGCAATACGTTTGTTGTGTCTTCTGAAGTCATTTCAAATCAGCAAGTGTGCATGCGTGCGGGTTTAGGCATCTTCGTAAAGGGTAGAATTCTACTCATGGTTAAACATGTGTATGAATCTTTGGGGGACATTGTCACGTTAACTTGTCTTAAAAACAACACTCTCACTTACGATTTTCCGAAATCGGAGCTGTTGGCCGTAGACATATTAACTCCAGATAACGAACCGAAAGATTTAGTACTCGTGAGTTTCCCCAGAACGATGATGACTATGCC